TTATGGACGCCGCTGTCGTTCGTGTATCCATCGTGGCCGTGCCAGCCTTGCGTGTCGGTCACGGCGCCGGCACGATTCAAGGCGGCAACATCCAAAGCCACAACCACGGCGCCGCGTCCGGGGTCGGTTCCGCGCCCTTCGTCCGCGATGCGCAGGAACACGCCGCGCAGGTCCGGCAACTGGAAGGAATTCACGCCATCGCCCGGCCCCCACAATGCCCAATTGGCATCCCGTGCGGCTTGGGTTGCGGCCATCAACCCGGACGACTGCGCAAAGGCGAACAGTTCGGGGTACACGGTGCGCAGCAACACGGCGCCGTTGACTTTCAGGTAATTGGTGGGCGCCACCGAAGACGGGAACCACTGCATGGAACCAATGAGGTTTCCAATATCAGTCCTCAACGCGAAGGACGACGCGTGCAGACCGTCCAACATGTCCGCGTTGAGGTTGGGCACCACCACACCGTCAGGCGGTGGGATCAAGTCCAACCACCGGTCATTGGCCTGCGAACGGTAGCGAAACACGCCGTCCGGCTTGGAAATCAACGACAGGTCCAACCACAACATGCCGGGATACTTCGTGTTCGGTTCCGCCTGCCCGCTGTTGTTCGTGACGGCGGCTTGGTAAGTGTTGTTAATGTCCTCGCGCACATTGATGCCCGGCGCATTATCCACAACGTAGTCGGCTTGTGCCATTTTGTGTACTCCGTTTATGCGCCCATTGCGATCCAATCGAAGGACCGGCCGATGGCCTGCGATCCGTCCGCCTTGAACACTTCAAGGTCGAATCCTTCGGTTGTTTTGTTGGTCACGCTGATGTAATCGCCGGTGGCCCCGTTCTGAATCGTGATCCCGATAGAGGGGATGTAGAAGAACACCACGGGTGCAAACGCAATGTGCATCTTTGCGCCGGTGTAGGCGATGTCATTGCCGTGCGCGTTCTTCTCCGACAGGTCGCCAACCACGCATAGTTCGTTCAATGCGATGTTGGACCCGATGGCCGCGAACATTTCCACCTTGAACTGGAACGCCCGGCCCCGATAATTGCCGATGGTGAACGGTTGCCAGTCCGACCATTCGGCAGGGTGATATGTCCCGCCTTCATCGGTCCAGCCTTCTGGCGGGTCGTCGGTCTGGCGCACGTACACCTTGGCCGATGCATCCGCGTCGCCTTCCACCGCGTCAAAGTCTGGCCACGTGTCCATGTCGGTCATGCGGTCATCGAAAAACCCTTGGCCTTCCACGTAGGGGAAGGCGCGCATGTAGACCGTCAGCCGGGTGGTGAAGGTGCCGCCCAAGTCCAACGTGTTTTCCATGTAGTAGGTGCCGGACTTGTAGCCTTCGGGGGCCACCTGCAACACGTCCACGTCCTGCCACGCATCCATGCCGCCGGGCACAACGTCTTCGGTCATCAAGTCCCATTCATTGCCCACGGTCCCGATGATTAGCGAATTGATGTCTTCCCTAAATTCAAGGTTGACCCGGTGGCCGTCAAACTCCGGTTGGTCGCAGTCCTGCCACACCACGCGGTGGTCGGTCACCCCGGCATAGGTGGTGATGATGATGGCGGGGTTGATGCTGTAGTTGCCCATCGAATCTTGGGCTTTAATCAGGTACGTCCCCGCGCGCAACGGCAGTTCCACCGACACGGCCGAACCCGGCACCGACACCATGACCGGGATGGCCGCCGCCCATACCACGCCGGTCAGGTCCGGGCTGTAGCGGATTTCGAAGCGCCCGCCCACGATAACGTCCAACTCCGTGTTGGCGTTCCACGTGAACAGGCCAATATCCGAAATGGGCTGCAGGCCGAAGGCCACCACGTCAGCGGGCGGGGCCGTGCGCCCGACCACGGAATAGGAACGCAACACCGGGATGGACCGCACGCCGATGGCGTTCACGGCGGTTATTTCAAAGTCATACGCGCCGGGGCTGGCCGGGATATTGACGTTGGGCGCGGTGCTGGTCATCTCCGTCCAGTTCTCGTTATTGCGGCGGAACCGGACAACGAAGCGGGGTTCGGGGGATTCCCACGACAGGTTGACGCGCTCGCCTACCGTGTTGGCCGTGACCAGATACAGTTCTTCCATGATCCGCAGATTGCGGATAGGGTCCGGGCGCAACGACACGTTGGATGTGTCGCCTTCCGGCAGCTTGATGCCGTATTCGATTTCGGCGTAGCGGTTCGGGCTGTAGGCCAGCGCGCTGACTTGCACGCGGCCTTCCTCGCTTTCCACCACGCTGGTCACGCGCCACGTGGTCGGCACCAAGTCCGCAGACGTGACCAGCCATAAAGCCCCCTCGCGCACCGTGCCTTGCCACGCGCTGTCCGCGATGCGCACCATTTGCGCGGGGCCGTCCTGCGCCATGAGTTCGTGGCGTTCCATGGTGCCGTCGCCCATGACCACGCCAAGCGTGTAGGCAATGCCAGCCTTGAACGGCACCGGTGCGTCCAGCATCAACGTGGATTGGTCCACGACGCTGGCCACGCGCCCGGCGCGGCGTTCGCCCGCGTGGATGCGGTCCGACACCTGAATGACCGCGCCGGGGTACACATAGACCCCTTCCGCGTTCGTTTCGAACGTCACGGTTTCGGTTTCCATCCGCTCCGTGTACAGCATCCATTTGCCCACGCGCGTGGCCATGGATTCGGACGTGCAACCGAAGCCCGCCGTTTGCGTCTCGATCAGGCCGAAGCGTTGGATACCCTCGCGGTCTTCCACGTAGGCGATGCGCGATTGACCAAGCCCGCCGGGGTCGTTCCACCCCACCAGCGCCACAGTGTGCCGGCTCCGGTAGTCGGACCCGGAGTAGGTGAATTTTCCATCAATGACGTTTGCTTGCGTGAACGTGGCCACCGGGTCGGATGGCATGTCGGCCACGGCGCGCAGGCTTCCAAGCTCCGAATACAGGATGCCGCGAAAGCACGACGCCATGTCCGCTAACAGGTCGTATGCTTCCTGCTGACTGGTCAACACCACGTTGCAGGTGAAGCGCCGTTCCGATCCGCCGCGTCCGTCCGGTACAAGCCCATCGCAATATTGCGAGATCGAATACAACGCCCACTTGTCCACGCTGGTCAGGCCGATAAACTGGCCAAGCCCATAACGGACATTCAACAGCATGTCCATGAAAACCCACGCGGGGTTGTTGGTGTACGCGTCCTTAAACGAACCGTCCCACACGCCCGCATAGCTGGCCGTGGGCGGGTCGTAATTGGACGGCACCAGCACGCGCCGGCCCAACAGGTTGTAGACCCTGCGCGGGATGCTTTGATACGCGCGCGCCGGCAGGTCCAGCGACGCATAGGCGGAATAGGGCAACCACAGCCGTTGCTCCACAATCTGCGTGTAGCTGTCCCATGACGTGGGGTTGGCCAAGTACGGGTCGGTGCTGTCGGGCGTCAGGCGCCGCACGCGGATGTCCCAAGGGCCGCCGAGTGGCAACGTGATTTTCAATTCCTTGGGGAATTTCGACATGGCCTTACCGTTGAAATTCACAGTTGCCACCTGCACGAACCCGCCGCCGTTGTTCTGGATGTCCACGGCCAAGTCCACCACGGCGCCGTTGAATTCCCCGGATGCCTTGTCCTGTTGGTATAGCTGGCCAACGGCCACCGTAAACCGGACGCTGGTTACGTCCGTGTTGGTGATAGACCGAATGACGGACTGCCCGTATTTGAGTTCCACGCCTACGGTGGTTTCGGACTCGATCCCGTCACTATCGGGGATGGGGTCTTGTCGGTTGGTGCCGCTGCGAAACCACGCCTGCACGTTTTCCGCATTGAATGAACCGTCGGGGTTCTGCAAGGGCGTGCCGTCCAGATAGACCGATTGCCAACCGTTTTTCAGGCCAGCCACCTGCCCTTCGGAAATGATGTCCAGAATCCGAATGCGCTGTTCGCTTTGGAGGTTCGCGGCCATATCAGGTTTCCCACCCGTAGGCGTACAAGCCGCCCGACGCCAAAAACGCTTGCGAGTTGCCCACCGTCGCCCCCTTGGGGTCAATCGGTTGGGTGGCTTCCACGTTGACGGCAATTGGCGCGATGGCGGGCGGCGCCACCGACTGCTGGCCTGCCGTCAGTTCATAGGTGCGGATGCCGGCGGAGATAACCACCGATCCGCAGAACACGTCGCCATAGGCCACGGGCACGGGCACCCCCTGTTCGGTGGTGTTGAGCGGGCCACGGAAAAAATAGGACTCCACTTTTTCCGTGTCCTGTTTGCTCGCGGCAATCGCAAGGCTTGGTTTCTTGGTCAGCATTTCAGCCACGCCAGAGAACGCCAGCGCGGCGCCGAACTGCACCGCCCACGCCTGCCCGAAATAGGCGCCGACCACGGCAATGACCACGCCCGCGATGACGCGCAGCACCTTGCCGGAACCCTTCACCATGGGCACGATGTGCATTTCCTTGCGCACTGGCATGTCCCCTTCCATCGGGGTTTCCAGCGCCGCGCGGTCCGACACAAAGGCATAGGTGTGCGGGAACCGGACAAAGGCTTGTTCGAAGCCCGGCAGGGTCGCGCACAAGGCGCGGTAGCCTTCCGCCGGGGTGTTAATGTGGTAGCGGTGCCGGCGGCCGAATTGCTTGCCAAGGAAGCCGTGCAGCACGATGCGGACATGGGCCATGGTTCATTGTCTCCACTGGTGGCGCAGATGCACGCGCACGTGCTTGCGCCAGAAGTCGCTAAACAGTTCGCGCGTGGACAGGCGGCCGGCAGCGTGGTGCAACAGGTGGGCCGGCTCCACCACCAGACCGCAGTGGTTGCAGTGGGGGCTATCGTCGTCCAGTGCGAACAACGCCACGTCCAAGGCGCGGAAGGGTTCGGCCAAGGGGACTTCCACCCACCCGGCCTTGGTGAAGTTCTCCGGGCGAAACATGTTCCATGTCTTCGTGGGCCATGGCTCGCGCTCGAAGTCGGGCAAGGTGATGCCCCCCATTTCTTGCATGGCGTCCTGCAACAGCGTGTAGCAGTCGGATACGCCGTAGACCCATTCCCGGCCCACTATCGGTTGGGACCAGCCGGGCGGGTAGGTGATCGACACGGACCCGTCATCCACGCAGACGATGACGTGGGGCATGTGCAGGGCTTCCGCTAATTCCATGTCGGCCAGTGACGGCCGTGCGTCTTCGCCCACGTGCGAGTGGACCACCGCAAGGCATTGGTGCCGGCGCAGCATGTCCATGGCGTCGTCGGGGTTCATGGCGAACGCGCCCGGTTCGATGATGGCGTTCGGCACCACATGCACGCGCGCGTGGCCACCGTGGTTGATGATGAATCCGCACGCCTCGCGCGGCGCCTGTTCGCGCGCGACCGGCAGGAACCAACGGACAGCGGCTTGGCAAAGGGTGTGCATCATGACCCCCCGCGCAACAGCAAGGAACCGGGGAACCCGCCATAGGGCAGGATCGACCCCGCGCCAAAGCGCACGCGGCAGGCGGTCAACGTCTTGGCGCACTGGTCCGCGTCCGGGTCGTCCGTGCGCACGTTGTTGACGGTGTAGCCCGGCCCGCTGTAGCCGCATTCGTGGCCACGGTAGTACCACGGGCAAATGGACGCGATGACTTGCCGGCGCGGCAGCTTGGTGCCCATGGTGTCCCACGGCGCGGCCAACTCCACTTCCACAAAGTCCGGTTCTTCGGACGTGCGCCGCGCCATGTACCAGATGTCCGGCGGGAATTCCTTGTCCGGGTTCGCGTTCGGGTTGCCGTTCACGAAGTTGGCCGCATCAAGATATTTCACCAGCGTGCGGTGGCGGGTGACGCGCGATCCCAAGCAATCGTTGTACGTGCGCAGAAGGTGCCCCATCAATCCATCGTAATTGGACAGGCGGATGCGCGGGCGCGGCAACTGCCCCTTGGCGTTGCGCTCGAACCCGGTAGCTTGCAGCGGGAACGGGGTGTATTCGTTCCCCTGCCACACCACCGCCTCCCCAAATTCGTTCACCCCGGAGTGGAAACGCATGGTGCCGATGGTGGGCAAGTCCAGCGTGTAAAGCTCCACCACGTCCAGCGGTTGCAGCGTGCTGACATCGTTGAACAGGGATTGCACGGGCATGGTGTGGTCCCCCTACTTGTAGCCGTAGGCGCGGCGGAACGTGGCTTGCAGAGAACCGTACAGGCCGCCGCCACGCATCCGCCCGCTGGTTTCGCTGGTCCACCCATCGCAGAACACGGACACGTCCATGTCGTGGATGGGGTCATGGAACGTGAAGGCGCCGGACCCTACCGAAATCAGGAAGTTCTCGATTTCCTCGATCTGGTCCGCCGCGCGCCCGGACCACGTGACGGTCCATTGCCGCTTCAAGGCATTGATGCCTTGTAGCTGGCGCGTTTCGTAACCATCGCCAAGGGATTGGGACCACACGCGCCATTCCGCTTGATGTTGCAAGGGAACGTCCGGGCAGTAGGGGGGAAGGGTAGGCAGTGCCATGGCGCGCCCCTTTAGCTGCGTGACCCGGACAGCAAACCGCCCGGTCGCATTTCGTTGACGATGACGTTTTTAACCGCGCTGTCGATTTTCTTTGCCAAGCGCACGTCATCCCCGGTTGTGGTGCTGGTGCCGTCCGTGTTGATGGTGATATAGGTCACGGCGCCCGCGCCCGTTTCGCCTTGCGCGCTGGCTTGGGTCTGCATCCCGCCGCCACCTGCGGGCGTGAGCGTGCCCACGTCATACGTGGTGATTGCCGAAGGCGAGGCAGCACCCAAGGCCATCGGGGTGGCCGCGCGCATCATCATGGAATCCGCAGACGGCACGGCGGCCGGCACCATGCTGGTGGACATGGCCACCGCAGACGGCGCACTACTGGAAAACAGGCCGCTGACCACGGACCCGATGCCGCTGGCAACGCCGCCAGTTCCGCCGAATAGCGAAGACATCAAGCCCATGATGGCTTTGTTCAACAGGATGCGGGCCATTTGTTGCAGGAACGACGACACCCAATCCTTGATGGACTTGGACGAATCCAACAGGATGTCCGCCAAGCCTTGGCCGATTGCATCGTCCAGCACCTTGGCAACATCGGTCCACACGCCGGTCGTTTCCTGCCCCTTTTTGTTGAACGCGTCCATGGCTTTTTCCGCATCCTTCACGGTCTTTTCGCGGGCGGCGGATGCTTGGTCGGCGTTCAACATGCCGGCTTGCTCAAGGTCGAAAATCTGCTGGTACTTCTGTTCATATTCGATCATGGGGTCCAGCGATTTTTTCCATGCGTCCGCGATCCCCTGCAAGGTGGTGGTGGTCTGCTGGCCTTTCTCCGCTGCGTCTTGGAATCCCTTTTCGATTTCCGCCTGTTCTTCCAGTTTGCGGTTCAATTCGTCAATGGCGGCCGCGCGCGCCTGTAGCTTGGTCAATTCGTCGTCGGACAATTTAAGGTTGTCGCGGCGTACCTGCGCCAACAGCGTTTCCACACGGTTCCAGCTTTCAAGCCGCGCCGTGAGGCTGTCGAATTCGGTATCCAAGGACTTCAGCGTTTTTTCGTAGTCCGTCAATTGATCCTTGGCACCTTTGGCCGCCTTGCCCGTGTCCGCGATGGCGGCCGCCGCGCGCTTGGGCTTTTCGTCGCTATACCCTTCGAAGGACATAGCCTTGGCGATCTTTTCAAAGGTGCGGTCTTCCTCGATCCGCTTGCCTTCTTCGTCAATGGCTTTAACTTTCTGTTGGTACTGTTCCCCGAACGCTTCGAACTGCGCCCACGCCTGTTTGACTGGTCCGAGGTCAAACGTGGTCAGGGACTTGAACGCGGCCACGCCCACGTTGCCCATTTCCACGAAGGCTTGCGCGGTGCCCTTGGCCGCCTCCGCCAGCGCCTTGAGAAACAGGCCGGTTTGTTTGCCGTAGTAGTTCCATTTCTCTGCGGCCACGGAACCCTTGGTGAAGCCTTCCACGATTTCGGCAAGGGCAGGCGTCAGGCCGGTCAGGAACTGGCGCGCGATCCCTTCCGATTGCTTGTGCATGGTGTCGATAGCATCGCCAAGCCGCTGCGCGTTCGCAATGTCTTCCTCCGTCAGCGCCAAGCCCAAGTCCCGCAATTGCTGGTTGTAGTCTTGCAGCGCGCTGGCGCCACCGTTCAATGTGGGGATCAGTTCGGCGCCGGCCTTGCCCAACAGTTCCATGGCCAAGGCGGTTTTGTTGGCGTCATCGGGCAGGCCGGAAAAGGCGTCCGCAATGTCGTTCAATACTTCGTCCACCGCCTTGCCTTGCGGGTTCACGCCGATTTTGTTAAACGCCGCCACGGTGGTTTTACTGCCCGCATCAAACTCCGCCATGGACTTGGACAATTGCTTAATGGCAACGTCGGCGTTTTCGCTGGTGGACCCGGAGAACTGCGCCGCCAAGCGGAAGGTTTCCAGCGCCTGCGCGGCAATGCCCAACTTCTGCGACGAATCGCCCAAGTCGTCCATGGCGCTGGCGGTGTCCTTGAGAAAGCCCACCAGTTGCCCGGCGGTTTCCTTGATGGCGAACGCGGCCAACCCGCCCTTGATGGTGTTGCCCAAGGTGGCCAACTTGCTGTCCGTGCCGCCGGTCGCTTTCTCGATGTTCTCCAACTGGCGGATGGCTTGCGTACCATCCACCGTCAGCTTGTAAATCCGCTCGATTGCATCGGCCATGGCTACCCCCTACGCGTGGACACACGCGGCCGGATGATGATGGAAGGCGTAAGCGGTCCCGCACCGATGCGGCTCAGGTTGATGGCGCTGTTATCCCATCGGCCAAAAGACACTTTGATGTGGAATTGGCGGAATTCGCCCTTGCGCCGGATGTTCTGCACGGCGGCCAACATGAACCCGATACGTTGCGGCGGTTTCTTCGGGGGCCGACCCTTGCGCGGCTTTGAAGTAGAAAGGCCGCTGGCCGTGGTCAATAGCCCCTTGGATTCGATGCCGCGTCCACGGAAGCCAGACGCCACCCACGTGTTGACCATCCACGCATAGCCGCGCCCGTTCTTGTCCACGATGCGGCCGGGCGCCGGGCGAAGGATTAGTGCATCGCCCGGCCCGAACGTCACCAGCCGCCCGCCTTGCACGGGCTGGACTTTCCCATCGGCCGTCAAGTGCAACCATTGCCAGTTGCCGCCCACGTTGGATAGGGCGCCCGTCAACGTGGACGTGCTGCGCCGGATGGCGGCCGCTAGTTCGTTCTCCACCAGCCGCATGGCGGCCATGGGAAGGGTGGTCCCAAATATCGCCACCACCTTGGCCTTGGCCTGCAACGGGGACTTGCCCGTGCTGTTGTCCACGGTGGTGATGGTGGGCGGGTTCCCCATGCGCACCTGCTGTTCCGTCTCGCCCATGAAAATGCCGCGCACCCACCCGGTGATGTCCGCCGCCGTCTGCGTCTTGAAATCAAATCCGAGTTTGTACGACTGGACGCCGCCCACCATCGTGGTGCGGGTCCGGGGGACTACCAACGGAAGCGGCGGGTTCTGGACTGGCATTTTTCGGTTTGCGTTTGATCCCGAAGGCCGCCGCGATCTGTCCTTGTGTGAGGTCGCCCGCGTCGGGTTCGGTGTCCGGGTTGTTGTAAAACGCGATCCAATCGAAGTATTCGCGCAGCGTCAGGCGCGCCGTAAGTTCACGCACCGTGACGCCACCTATTGCCAGCGCCAGCCGGTGCATGAATTTGTCGTGCGCCGTCAGCCGTTTTTTGCCGCTTCCTCCGGGGTCGCATACTTCGCGGTTTCATCGTCTGCCAAGCCATTCAGGCGCAGCGCCACCGAAGTGGCGCGCATGATGGCGCCCAACTTGCGGGACGGCATGTTGCCCATTTCCTCCACCGTGACCCGCTTCCCGTCCACCAGCATGGCCACCGACAACAGCGCCATGCCCCGGTGCTGGTTGTCTTCCGTGGCTTTGGTCAGCAACGCCTGCGTGTCTTTCACCAGTAGTTCGCGCACCGTGATGACCGAACCCAAGGTGGGTTCGGTCACGGTTTCGGTAATCAGGCCGTTGGCGTCGGTGGTCTGCGGGCCGTGCGCTGGTGCCTTCGCACCGCTGGCCGGTGCCTGCGTGGTGCCATCGGCTGGCGGTGCGTTCGGGGTGGTGGTCGTTGCGGTCATGGTTGTTTCCTCGCGTAAAAAGTGGACTGCGTTTAGTAGGCGTACACCGGCGGTTGGTTGACCACGGCGCCAGCCGTGAACGCCACCGCGCTATTAAGTGCCACCGAAAACGAAAAGGCGTTGACCGTGATTTCGGGAAAAATGATTGCGCCGTTGTCGTTGGGGAAGACCAACAGGAAAATGCGCGGCGCGCCGTCCACGCTGGCCTTTTGAATTTCCTTGAAGCCAAGGGAATCGGGGTCGATATACCCGCCCAAGGAAATCGTGCCGGTGCCCGGCTCGCCCGCGAGCGATGCGGAACCGCAGGTGGTGGACACGTCGATAGTGGTCCCTTGGTCCTGCGTGTAGTCGAACGAATTGCCGCAGGCTTCCAACAGCGCCGCGCCCGTGCCTTCGGTCGTCACAATCTTGTAAAGCAACATCGTTCCAGACGTAACCACGGACGGTTGGTCAGACAGGTCCGCGCCTTCCAGCGTGAAGGTGTTCCCGGACTTGCTGGCCACCACATACGCGGCGTTGTCCAGTTCGCCCACGCCCGTGGAATCGAACGCCACGATGTCGCCGTTCTCGATTTCGGACGCGTCGGGCACCGTCACCAGCGGCGTGGCCGCGTTGGTGATGCTGGTAAATGCCACCGCGTTGGAAGGCTGGCCGGGAATGGTGGCCGTCATCGTCACGGCGGCGGTGTCGTCCCCGGACGTATCCACCGGAATGGAAAACGTGGTGGACGACAGCTTGGTGACGGGCCAAATGCCATTCAGCTTGGCCAGCGACGCGCCGGAAATCGTCAGTTCCATGCCGTCATACAGACGGGATACGTCATCGGCCGATGCGGTCAGCACCGCCGGGTTGGATGCCGCTACAGCGGTCACGTCAATGGGGATCGGGGACGGTGCCGGGCCGCTGTCGTTGCGGCTGATGTACATTTTTAGTCCACGGGTCGGAATGGCGGCCATGGTCGGTTCCTCGCTAGGGTTGGGGTTGGCCGGTGGCCAGAATTGGCGCGGCTTCAGTAACGGACCAATCGGAAGTCACGCGCCACGCGCGCGGGTCCGGTTCATAAACGAACTGCGAAAATTCCAAGGTGGCGGCTACTAGCGTGGGCATGACCACGCGCACTTCGTCCGCCACCATGCGGGCTTCCTCCGCCGAGTAGGCGTAGGCGTCCACCTGCAACGTGACCGTGAACACGGAACCGTTGCCGCATGTAGTGGGCGCAAGATCGGACATGCCCGCGTTGGACACGATGACCAGCGGCAGGGGCGGGGCATCGTCGTCTTCGGACTGCGGGGCAGTCATGAACCACACCGGTACGGGGTCCAGTGCAAGGCGCAGACCGTCCACCACCAGTTGTTCCACGGTCATGCCGCCCCCTTGCCGGACACGGCGGCAAACGTCCAGTAATCGCGGCGCGCGCTTGGCAACTCCGCGACGAAATCAAAGGTCACGTTGTTGTCCAAGTCGATCCCGCGCATGGACGGGTCCAGCTTCACGCCCGGCACGCGGCGCACGATGATTTGAAAAGTGGGCGCGCCCACGTCGCGCTTGGTCGCGCTGAAATACTCGCGGGCCGACATCGCGCGGATGTCCGCATAGACCCACTCGCCCAAGGGTTCCCACGTTTTCTTCGGGGACCGCATGGCGTCGTCCACCACCACCGGGCGTTCGATTCGCAGGCGATACCGCAGGAGGCCGGCGCGCATGGCTACACGCGCGGCACCCACAAGGGGCCGAGAATCGAAGCGGTGAATTCGGGCGCGGTGTAGAACTGCGCGCCTTGGATGGCTTCGCGGTTTTCGTACAGGTAGGCCGTGTACCGCAACACCGGGTTGGCCACAATCATGGGCATGTCAGTGGGCGTGGTGAATCCGCATTGCATGGTCAGCTTCAACGGCCACGTGGACACCGCCACGTCCACCCGCTGCAACAGCGTTTCCGTTATGCCGGTGCTGTCCTGCTGGACGGTTTCTTGCCAATAGGACTTGATGTCTGCGCCTTGGCCGTCCGTCATCGTGAACGACGACACCGGCCGCTTGGGCAGGGCCAGCGGTGCGAGGCCGTACCACCAGTCGTTGCAGTAGCAGTACCGCGCCTGTTCATTGACGTTTCCGAAGGACCATTCCCACGTCTGCGGGTTGATGCAAATATCGGCGTTGACTTCCACCCACTGGATGGCCTGCGAAAGCATGTCTGTAATCACGCTGTCGTCGTCAGCGAACTGGACTCGCATTTGCTTTTTCGCGCGCAGCAACAACCCTTCCGACTGCACGGTCAAATCCACGTTGGTGCGGCGCAGGTTGCCCACGATGTATTGGCGGCTCATTGCGTGCCCCCTTCGTCATCGTCCAGCGGAAACGCGTCCGTGGTGCCGTCCGTGTAGACCACCAGCAACGTGCGCTTGCCGCCTTCCTTGACCATGGCCATGGACTGCACGCCGCGCCCCTCCGGGCCACGCTTGCCGGTCTGGCCGGGTTCGCCGGGCTTGCCGCGATTGCCAAGGCGGAAGGCCAAGCGCCAGTCATCGGGCGCGGTGCCCGGTTGCGAGGTCACGCCATCGCGCAGGCAGATGAAACCTTGGCCATCCTGAAACGCGATGTTCAAGCGGTCCGCCGTCATGCCTTCGGACCACGTGCCCTTCAACACCATTTCTCGCCCGTCCTTGCCGTCGCGTCCCGGCGGTCCTGCGGCGCCGTCCTTGCCATCGCGGCCGGGCTGGCCCGGCTGGCCATCGCGGCCGGGGGCACCGTCCTTGCCTACAGGGCCGGGTACAGGTTCGAAGGCTTCCGCGCGCGCCACGGCGCGTTCGGTGCGGTCCAGTAGGTCGGACAGGCGCGTGACCATTGCCGGGTCCACGTCCTTGCCGTCTTGTCCGTCGCGTCCCGGCGCACCGTCCTTGCCCGGCTCCCCATCTTTGCCGGGGGCGCCATCGCGGCCGGGTTCCCCATCCTTGCCGGGCGCACCGTCCTTGCCCGGCTCCCCATCCTTGCCGGGGGCGCCGTCTTTGCCCGGCTGGCCCGGCTCCGCTTTCAGGGACCGCACGCGCAACAGTTCATCCGCGAACGCGAGGCGGTCCACCGTCAAGCCTTGGCGTTCCGTCTCCACGTCGCGCAACACCTTGGTGGCGTCCACGAAGAACTGGTGGCGCCGCTCCGCTTCGGTTTCGCGGAATTCCGCGCCGGCCAGTTGGAAGACGTTGTGGGTGTCGGCCACGGTGCGGCGCATTTCGGCCATGCCATCGCGCACCGCATCCATACCGGTGCGCGCGGTCTGTTCGATCCCGGCCAGCTTCGCGTGGGTGTCGTTCAACTCCGCTTCCAACGCTTCAATGCGCGTCATCAACGGTTCCACCAGTTCGCGCACAAACGCGATGAATTCCGGGTTCATGGCTTCATCCCTTTGCGTGCGCGCGCGATCAGGTCAGCGGCGGCCGCTTTGGCGGCTTGCGCTTCCGGTGTGTTGGTGGCGTCGTTGGCGGCCGGTGTCGCGGCCGCAGGCGCGGAAGGCGCGGTGGGTGCGGAAGGGGTAGGCGTGCCCAAGGCGTTTTCCAGTGGCACCACCTGCGCTTGCAGACGCACCGATGCGCCGCCTTCCACCTTGGGCAAATCGAATTTGCCGCGTGCTTCGTCGGGTGCGAACAGGCCGCCGGAAATGCCCTTGGTGTAGCCATCCACGCGCGTCAGGAAGTCAGCGCGCATGAGGTAGTCCACGTCGAATTCCATGTATTCGTTGGCGGGCAGACGAAACAACCAGTCCAACGCCTGTTCCACGTGTTCGACCATGTAGCCCAAGCCGGTGGACAACCAGTAGGCAATCAACTGTTCGGTGTTGGCGAAGGTCGCGCCGCCCAACTCCCCGATGATGGGAAGGGGCACGCCGAAAACGCGCGCAATGTCCGCAATGGACAGCTTGTATTGCTCGATGATTGCCGCGTCGGTGGCGTTAGTGCTGGTCTGTTTGTACTCGATGCCCCAACCAAGGATCGGGGTTCCGCCCGCGTTCGGTCCCCGCGTCTGGTCTTCCCACGCTTTGCGCAGGTCGTCCATTTGCTTGGGCGTCAACTGGACTTCGGTTTGCAGAATCCCGGATGGCTTCGAGAAGTTCTGAAAGAACGCCGCCTGATTCATCGCAATGGCGTTTCCCGTGGACACGGCCAGTGCTGCGCCCACCAGCGGCGACACGCCTTCCAGCGGGTCGCGCGGGCACTGCAACCGCAGGTGCAGCACGTCGCGTTGCGGGACAACGAAGTCCCACCGCTCGATGTAATCGGGCGTGATCGGCAACAGATCGTTGTGGCCGATGCCGTAATAGATTTCGCGCGTGGCGCGGTCAATGAAATAGCGCGCGTCCGCTTCCGGCACGATGTGCAAGCCCATGATTTCGTCGCTATTGCCGTCACGGGCGGCCACCGCGTAGCCGTTGCCCTTGTGCAGTTCCTGCGAAATCAGGTTCAGGAAAAAGTCCGGGCGCGACTGGTACGTGTTCGGCCGGCGCATGACGCGCGCCGCCGCCGAGTTGGTCACGCGCGTGCGGCCGCCGTCCTTCGTGGTGCGCCAGTGGGTCACGGGCAACATGCCGATGACGCGCGCATAGGCGGATATGCACGCCTCCACGGTCGGGTTGGGGCCGGGGTCAAGGCCGGGCAGGGCGCATTGCCAGTAGTTCCACGGATAGGACATCGGCAACATGCCGTCCGATGTTGGCACCAGCGGACCACCCCACCGCGCGCCCGCGTTCCACCATGACTTGGCGAACGCCTGCGCGAAGGGCACCAGCGAACGCGCGCGGTTGGTCATCGCGCCCATGGGCTATTCCTTG